TGGTGTTTTGCCGGGATGGCACCAGGTAAAGACCGTAAGAAAAAAGGCGAGAAGTGTCCATACAATCAATTTCTCAAAAAGATATTACTTGGTGTGTTAGGTCCGTCTTTCTTAAAAGCTAATAGTCCATATCGAGAATACTACGATAACATGCGGACACGGTTAGAAAGTGAAGATTGGGGTATGGATGCTAAAAATCCATCTGATAAGAAGAAACCTAAAAAGTTTCATCAACATCGCGCGGCGAATCGATATATGATAAAGATGTTTCTTAAAGACTTGTATATAGCATGGCGTACTATTGAGGGCCTGGAAGTGAGTGAACCGTATCAGGAAAAGTATTTAGGACATAAACATATAGCGTAATGGATAACGCCACTCCTGCAGAGAAAACCACCGTTCTAGAGCGAGCCACGGTGTGAGAGAAAACCAGCGATGGAGAGCGGGCCAAAATGAAAGAAAAAACCAGGGAATTTAGAGCGAGCCATGGCATTTGAGAAAACCAATGTACAGGAGCGACACATTTAATCATAGGGGGTTGACAGAGGGTGTATTATTATAGAGGGAGTTGTAAATCTTTACCACTGCGGTAAGTAACCTGTAGGGCGAATAAATACAGTGGTTTTTTTATGCCCGGTGTTTTCTCCTTCCCACCGGGCTTTTTTTTAGAATAATATGGCAAGGCCAAGAAAATACAATAGTGAGCAAATACAGGAAATAGTAGACAATCTCAGTCAATATATAGAGGACATGGAAATACCCATCATCGCGGAATTCGCATACAAAAATAACATATTACGGCAGACTTTATATGACTACGATGAGTTTTCGACGCTAATAAAAAAATGTATTTCAAAAAAAGAGGCTCAGTTGGAACGAAAAGCATTAAACGGTGAGGTAAACACTACATTCGCTATATTTAGTCTCAAACAACTTGGCTGGAAGGATAAGCAGGAGATAGACCATACAGTACAAGGAAAACTGGTTATAAACCGTGCCGGAGATAAACCTATTACCAAAACAGGATGACTTCATATTTTCTGATAAGAAATATACGGGGTTTATCGGTGGTATTGGAAGCGGGAAGACGTTTGCCGGGTGTGTAAAAGCAATCATCGAAGTATTCGACGGGAGAGACGGTATGATTGTCGCGCCTACTTATCCGATGCTTCGAGACGTTACACAACGGACGTTTTTTGAAATATTGCGTGAGTCCGGGGTCGCGTACAACTTCAATAAAACTGAGGGTGTATGTGAGACAAGCAATTGCACAATACTATTCCGTTCAGCAGAGCATCCGGACCGGTTAAGAGGGCCGAATTTATCTTGGGTGTACTTAGATGAAGCCGCGCAAATGCGTCCGCTTGTCTGGGATATTATCATCGGACGGTTACGGATAGGAGAGCCGAAAGCGTGGATAACGACGACACCGGCAGGGTTTAACTGGGTATATGATTGTTTTGTCGAGCGGAGTGATCCAAACTATAAGATGATTCAGGCCAAGACAAAAGAGAATGTACATCTCCCGGGAGCTTATATAGAGGATCTTGAAAACGCTTATACAGGCGAGTTCAGCAAACAGGAACTTGACGGTGAGTTCGTACGGTTTGAAGGGCTTGTGTATTCTGAGTTTTACCGGCAAACACACGTTATTGAGCCATTCGCAATACCGGATGACTGGCAACGGTACCGGGCGATTGACTACGGCTATACTAATCCGTTTGTCTGCTTGTGGGCCGCGATAGATGAAGACGGCAGGTTGTATGTTTACCGGGAGCATTACCAAACACAACGGCTTATAAAAGAGCACGCGGATGAGATCAAAAAATATGATGACAAGATCGTGTGGACGGTCGCGGACCATGACGCTCAGGGCAACGCGGAAATGCGAAGCTATGGGATACAGACTATTAGGGCGAAGAAGCAGGTTATTGCCGGCATACAGAGCGTAAAGAGCCGGATAGACATAAAAGGTGATGGGAAACCGAGGCTGTATGTGTTTAAGAGCTGCCGGAACCTAATAAAAGAGTTTGAGAGCTATCAGTGGCAGGAAAGCAAGGATAACAAAGAGGACAGGGAGGAACCGTTGAAGTTCAACGACCACGCTATGGACGCGTTGCGATATATGGTTATGCAAATAGACAGGCCATTGATGAGGATATCCGACATTCCCGCGAGTAGGTTAGGATTATGACACAGATACAATTTGAAGAAACAATTCCCGCGGACACATTAAAAGAGCTTATATCAGAATGGTCAACAAAACGATGGGAGCGGAACGAGCGTTATTACACTGGGAACAACCCGACTATTGTAGAAAGGAAGGTTCAGGACGCGAACGCTCCAGACAATAAGATACCGATATCCTACGCCCGGAAGATCATTAATACAGTTGTAGGATATATGTACAAGCCGGGGCTTATTACCTATGCCTCGGAGAATGAACCGTATTTTGACGCGCTTACGGAGATATTTGACGAGAACAACGAGCCGCTTAAGACCGCGCATTTAGCGAAAGAGGTTTCGATACAAGGGCAAGGGTATGAAATCCATTATGTAGATAACGATGGGGCGCGGATTATCCCCCGGTTCGCGAAAGTGCCCACAGCAACGGGATTGCCGATTTACAACTTTGACCTTGAGCCGAAACTCAAGGCTTTTTTATATTTGATTAAAAAGGGCGAGGATGAAGAGCTTTCCGTCTATTATGCCGACCACATCGAGTACTACCGAGTCGAGCGGCAAAAAGGCGGGCTATTCAATACTCGGACAAATAGGCGGGAATCAAAGGTTGAACTCATCTCCATCGGTGAAGATACGCATCCATATGGTGATGTTCCTGTAGTAGTAGCCTATAACAACCGTGATGAACTGGGCGATTTCGAGCCAGTCATTAAACTAATAGACGCTTATGACATCCTCATGAGTGACTCAATGAATGAGTTTGACCGGTTCGCTTGGGCTTATTTAGTTCTCCGCGGAATGACTATGGATGATGAAGTGGTCCAAAAAATCAAGCACATGAGAACGTTCGAGCTCATGACTGATGAGGGAGGGGTTGAGTTTTTAACCAAAGACATTAACGCTGAGTTCATCCGCTTTATGTCCGAATGGGTACGGGAAGAGATACATAAGCAATCTCATGTACCAAATTTCTTAGACGGGAACACAGGCGACCAACTTTCCGGGGTAGCGATTTCAAAACTGTTGTATGATTTCGAGTTTATCGCCGCGACCAAACAAGCGTTATTTGAGGAGGCCCTTCAACGCAGGGTCAAGTTACTCAATAACCTATTCGACGCGAATCCCGGAAACTTCACTGGTATAGGGGATGACCGGAACGTGAAAATCAACTTTGCACGCAACAAGCCGGATGAAATATTACAATTCGCCGACCTTATGCAGAAGTTCGCTGGATTTGTGTCCCAGCGTACACTATTAGAAAACTTCGCTCCGTTTGTTCCCGATGTGGACGCGGAGTTAGATAGATTAGAAGAAGAAAAACCGGAGTTTGACATTGACCAGGGATTTGGGCAAGAACCTGACGGGCAAGCTCCGTCTTCGTGATCGCATAGAAACCATAGGTATACGTCAACTACTTGAGAACTACAAAGAGGCGTTGGATAATATCCGAGCCGACCTGGGGAAGATATACGAGCGGTACGCTGAGGAAGGCGTACTCACTCACGCGCAGATGTCGAAATATAATCGGTTGACGGCATTAGAGAAGCAGCTGACCGAGGACATCCGTCCGGTTTTTTCGAGGAACCGACGCTTGATCAATAAACTTGCTCAGATCCAGTATGAGGCGAGTTTTTACCACACGGCGTGGGCGATCGACCAAAACGTCGGAGTACAGCTTAACTGGGGGGTGCTTAACACTGACGCTGTCGCCGCGGCGGTTGGGGTTACCGACGACTACGCGTTGGCATCTAGTCTAACAACGCGTGAGTTAGCGGCGTATAACCATAAGCTCCATTACCAGGCGTTACGGGGCATACGGGAGGATGGATTGCGGAAGCTGCAGCGTACACTCACCCAAGGACTAATCCGCGGGCTGTCGTATGAGAAAATGGCGCGTGAGGTCAAAGGCGCGCTGAATGATAACGCCAATCAGGCGATACGGGTTATTCGTACCGAGGGCACGAAGTCACAAGCGATGGGACAGTTGCGGAGTTATGACCAGGCGGAAAAATTGGGCGTGGAGGTGCGGCGGATATGGGACGCGACGCTTGATTCTAATACCAGGCCGAGGCACGCGAGACTGGACGGGAAAGAGGCGAACGAGGACGGGCTATTCGAGACAGCGGTAGGATTAATAAGAGGTCCGGGGCTGTCTGGAGTGGCGTCGTTTGATATCAACTGCCGTTGCCGGGTATCGGCGAGGGTGGATGACGTGGCGCCAAAAATTAGGAGGACCCGTGAGGACGGCGTGGTCCCCTATCAGACGTTCGAAGAATGGGCGCAGGGTAAGGGGCTGAAGCGTTCGAAATACGGGCAAGAATACAAATTTTAGGAGAAACATATGGCTGAAGAAGAAAACAATCAGCAGGAGCCTGAAAAAAATCAGCAGGAGCCTGAGGCGGAAAAGTCACCAGACTTTGAAAAGATTCAGCAGGAATTAGAGCAATATAAAACATTGCTGTCACAAGAAAAAGAAAAATCGAAAAAAGAATTAGCAGGGTTAAACCGCAAAATAAGTGAATTAGAAAAAGCGAGTTTAACGGAAAAAGAAAAAGAGGAGCGGGAAAAAGAGGAAGCCCGGCAGGAAGCGGAACAAGCGAAACAAGAGGCGTTGCAATACAGGACGCAGCTTGCTCGCGAGAAAATGATATACGAGTCTGGGCTAAAACCTGATGATTCCCTGCTTATTAACGCGCCTGATGAAGAGGGAATACAAAAGCAGGTTGAATACCTTAAACAACGTGACGAGGCCCTTCTCGCGGAAGAACGCAAGAAATGGGAACTCGAACGCTCGAAAACACGCGCTCCCTCCTCAGGTGGTAACTCAGGAAACCTCACCTATGAGGACCTGATGAAGATGTCCGAAGAGGAACTTCAAAAACTACCGCCGGGGTTTACAGAAAAAATATTTGGAGGAAAATAAATGGCTTTTGAAGGTTTTAAACCGACACTATGGTCAGATCGAGTCATTGTCAATACAGATAAAAAATTCGTCCACGGAAACGTGGCGAGAGCAGAAGTTGAAGCCGGAGAGATTATACAATACGGAAATATTATTAAGTTAAATGAGATTGGCGATATTACCGTATCTGATTACACCTCGACAGGGATTAGCTGGCAAGAATTACCAGAAGCGCAAAAAGAGTTGGTCATTGATCAGAAGAAGTATTTTGCTTTTGGCATAGAGGATGTTGACGCGGCACAGGCAAAACCGGCTCTTATGGATTCCGCGATGGCAAAAGCGGCTCACTCTGTTAAAAACACTGTGGATACTCATCTCGCGGGCAAGTACACTGAAGCTGGTATTTTGAACGCTACCAATCTTGGTTCGTCTAGCTCACGTCTTACTGTCAACGCGAATGACATGCTCGAGCTCATGACCTATATGGATTTGTATCTCAATCAGAATGACGCTCCTGATGACAGGTGGGTCATATGGCCACCTGTGTTCATTCAGTATCTCATCTACGCTGAGATTGTGCAGAACTCAGCTGGTACTCCCGACGCTCCGAACTCACCCATGTTGAGAAACGGATGGATCGGCGCGTTTCTGGGATGGGACCACTACATGAGTAACAATGTTAACTCAAGTGGCTCTAATTATAATGTTATGTTCGGCACCTACGACGCGCTCGCGTTTGTTGGTCAGGTGGAGAAAATAGAAGCTGTCCGCAGGGAAGACTACTTCCAGGACGGCGTGAAGGGACTGTATGTTTATGGGTCTAGGGCGATTCGCCCGGACCATTTAGGCTGCGCGTACCTCACCGCTGGCGGCGTGACAAGCTAAGGAGGTAAATAATGGCTAGTTCACTAACACCAAAATATCTTGCCAGAAACAAGATAAACGAAGATTATATTAGTGACCCAATTTCGACCGGCGCGCACTGTAAAAAGTCGACCGCGGGACAATGGGAAATTGACGCTTCTAAAGGACCTTTTGGAGATCTGTATCTCACACTATATCACGGTACTACAAACAAGGCTTCATTGGTTATATCATCCACCGGTTCGACGTTTTCCGCGGAAGGACAAGGCGATAAAACTATATTAGCGGATTCTGTTCTCACCGCGAAGAGTTCTAAGGAATTTATCTTAGGACCGTTTGAATCAGCACGATTCGCGGACGTATCGACCGGAGGGTCTATACTCAGGGTAAATCTTTGTACCAGTAATGGTACATCAGATTTGATGACCGGTTCGACGAAGGCGCTGCTTGGCGCGTTCCAGATCGTACCAAACACCTAAGTTTAGGAGGCCGCCTTTCGGGGCGGCTTTTTCTATGCCAATAAAGAAATGTAAAGGCGGCAAATGGCGGATAGGCTCAGGGAAGTGTATTTATAACACGAAAAAGAAAGCGCTTAAAGCGTATAAGGCCTATCTTGCGAAAAAACATACAAGGAGAAAGTAGTGGCGCAGACACAGGCTAAAAAGCAGGTGAAGGCAAGCGAAGCTCTTAAACGAGACGCGGAGAAACAAAAAAAGGTTGAGAAAAAACCATTTAAACAATTGGCGATTTGCGGGACGGCGGAGACATTAAAAGACGCGCCATTCGATGATGACACCTATGATATCTGGGCGTGCGCGACGTGCATCGGACATCCACCATTCAAACGAGCGGACGCGATATTTGAGATACATCCGCGGGAACGATGGCAGCAACGGACAGACCAACTGAATAAGTTTGGCGCTACAGTGTACATGCCGGAAGTATATCCTGAGATACCAAAAAGCAAACGGTATCCTATTGAAGACGTACTTAAGATGTTTCCCCGAAGGTATTTTACCAACACAGTTTCTTACATGCTCGCTCTCGCGATGCTGTTAGATGAATATTCGGTTATCGGAATATACGGCGTGCATTTCGCGACTAATATGGAATACGCCTATGAACGACCGAACCTGGAGTACTACATAGGACGCGCGGAAGGAATGGGAATACAAATTGAGATTCCAGACACCGCGGATATTATGCATTGTTCCTGGTTGTATGGATATGAACATTCTAATTCACTCATTATCGCGAAGAACAAGCGCAATGAGTTTAAAGCGAAAATGGGGAAGATCGAGTCACAAATGAATGAAATGAACGCGGGATATCATCAACACAAAGGCGCTGTTGAGGCTATGGAATATATGATGAGGATATTAAGATCATGATAATGACAGTCGATGAGGTCAAACGATTTTTACGCCTTGAAGATACCACAGACTATGACGCGGATATCGCGTTCTTTCTTCCCTATGTACAAGAAGATATAATCGAGTATTTATGGAACGGCTTTCAAGATGAAGTCGTTTATCGGCAAACCTCGCTGTTCGCGTTCACTACATCGACGGGTGATGGTGATAAGATCACTGATGATGACGCGTATTTTTCCAAAGTGGGATTTACCGCCGGAATGGATATTCTTGTGGAAGGGCATACATCTAATCGTGGCGTGTTTAATATCGCGTCGATGACCTCAGAGACTATGACGTTAGAATCTAGTGGCGCGGTCATAGCGCAGTCGAGCACGGACTATCATTCTATAGGATTGACTACAATATCGCGTATTGATTGGCCAAAGGGGATCAAGCCGTATGTCGCTAAGATGGTGTGGTACTTGATAGACAACGCCCAACCAGATGATCGAAAGAGCGAATCTCGGGAAGGGGAACAGATAACGTACGCTGGATCGAACGCGTATCCAAAACGAATATTAGACGGACTCGCGAAATGGCGAATGATAAGAATGTCATAAACACTATGCGCGGGAAAGATTACGCCGGCGCTCTTGGTGATGGGGTCATTAATGGCTTAGTGAAGACCGCGATACAGATAGAAGATCAAGCGATTTCAAATGCTAATGATTCGGTGCGGACTGGACGCCTCAGAGGATCTATTACATGGGCGATACGGAACCAAGGAAGCCACCCTCGAGCGCCCGCAGACACGCGAGACGCGGTCAGTAAGCCACATGATAAATACACCGCGCATGTCGGCACGAATGTTGAATACGCTCCATATGTTGAATACGGCACAGTTCGTTTTCCATCAGGAAAACCTTATTTACGACCCGCGGTTGATACCGTTCGTCAT